CAAACATTTAGTTTAGCACAAAAAGTTATGGCAGACAGGTCGGCATTCAACTATAGAGGGCAAAAGAATAAAAAAGTAAATCCATTTTCCGGTCTATTATATTGTGCTGATTGCGGCGAAAAGATGACATCAAAGGGTGGCGAACATACAAGATATATATGTAAAACATACAATGTTTTGGGAACTAAAAAATGCTCTAGTCATGCTATTAATGAAATTACTTTAGCCGAAGCACTAATGGAAATATTGAAACATTGCAAAGGCAATTTGACACATGTCATTAATGATATTGATAAAATCATTCAGGCCGAAATGCAATCAAAAACACAGAACAAACCAGCCAACACCGATAATCTGGTGCATAAACTAGGCGAGCTGCAACAAGAGCTGGAGATATTAATTCAGCAAAAGGTTAGGGACACAATGAAAAACCCAACCATGGCAGAGATGATTGCGAAAACATATGATGATATACAAGATGAAAAACTAAAAGAAATGAAGATGATTGAAAGACAAGTGTTAGATAGCCAAGTTGAAGAACTGGATGAAGTTCAGATTAAAAACGGACTTAATAATGCGGTCGCTATCATTGATGACATTTTAACCACTAAAAAACTTACTAAAAAACAAGTTTTAATGCTTGTTGACAGAATCAATGTCCATGAAGATAACGGCCTAGATGTAATGTTAAAGGGAGACCTACATGAACTATGCAACAACTACTTCAGAGCTAGCGATAGCAGAATGGCAAAAATTAAAAAACATATATGCGAATATGTATTAGACAATCCAGAAAAAATTCTTACGCCAGATGTAGTTATATATGTTAGAGACAAAGGTGTCAGATTGGCATATCAAACTGTTTCTACTATACTAAAAGATGAGTTGCTTGCAAATGGCCTGATAGAGTATAGAAAATCACATAGGGGCTACAAGGTAATTGGCGCACCAGAAGATGTGCGTGCTCAACTTATAACTCACCATGTTGTAGGCATTACCAGATGGTTACGCAACAACAATGACATAATCGGTATAGCACATAAGATAGTGGAATGGATCGAAGGAACTAAATATAAGAACAATAGATTTTAATAAAGAGCCGAAAGGCTCTTTTAGTTTGCAAAAAAAATAAGGCCACCAGATGGTGACCTTAATTATTTAATAAGCCAAGCAAGATGTCTCTAGGACTAGTTGGAGCTTGAGGTTGAATAGCAGTCGGTGTGAATGACAATCCCCTCAGTGGTTCCAACGGTGCAAAATTCTGCATAACATTTGTGTCATTCATAGTCTTGACAGTTTCTTCAAATTTATTCTTAAATTTTAAAATTCTTTTTTGCGGAAATTGCAAACCAGCCACAACAACGATTGAACTTGACTCGGAAATTCCTGAAAACAAGTCGTAAACGCCACTAAACTCTTTAGATACAGAATTGGTGTCAAGCGACCTATTTGATGTAGAAATTGCTAAGTAGTATGCTGATTTCGATTCTATTGCGGCATATATCCCATTATGCAGATTTTCAACCATTTCGGGAGCGGTGCTCTTTGCTTTACTTGATTTCCCTATGACAGCGACACCTGGACAAGATAACACTTCTTTACGCTCTGCTTTGTCAATATTCCCATACATGCTCATATTCTTAAGACAAATAAATGCATCTATTTCTCTTACAAATCTGCTATTAATTGCAAATTTATCATATTTAGAATTATCAAGCAGAAAGGTTGCTCCTAGATTTTTAATACCCATGACCTCAACACATGCATTATACGCATTCTCGCATGCCTTAGCGCTTTCTATTGCATCATTAGGTAAAACTATAGCTGGAATGCAAATGCGTCCTATTTGGGCTAAATAAGCCATTAAAGGTACACTCAAACCTGAACCAGTTCCGCCACTTGCGCTAAACGTACAAATAATATATTTTTGTGGTAGGAGAGTAGTAATCTTTTCAACAATATCTCCTATGTGTTCTGATGCAAGTTGTAAAACTTTCTTTCTGTCCTTTGCAACACCATCAGCTCCTGGTATATGGATTTTATGAGTTCCTTTAATAGTCGCTAAATCTTCTTTACTTGTATTAACGTAAACAGTAGTATATCCAAGGTCATCAAATTCCTTCCCTATATTGCCACCGCATTGTCCTAAAGCTAAAACTCCAAATTGTTCTCTCATTTATAACATCTCCTTTAATTTTTGTATTCCCTGATTTGTAATGTAGTATGTGAAGAACTTGCCGTCCTTAACGCCTTGCTTTATGTAGTTCTCTGAACGCAAGAAGCAGAAGGCTCTATGCAGCGTCGTATTGCTCTTGCCTACCGCACAATACTGTTTTATTTCTTCTGTGCTAATAGCCGTACCAGCAGACATTGCATTGTTTTTGGATAAAATTGTCATCAAAATCAAATGAGTTCGATTGATTGCCATTGATACACTCCCCTTCCGTTGTGTTGCACTTGAGTGCCATCACTTCCTTGAATTTATGATAGCACCATGAACTCACCTTGTCAACAATTATTTGACATCACCATGCAATTTCTTTATAATATTTTTGAGGTGATACATCATGGTAATGAAAGAAGGAACTAAAACTTTAAGTTTAAGAATTTCTGAGGAGTTGAAGTTTGAAATAGAAAAGGAGGCCGTAAGACAAAGTAGGTCGGTCAATAATTTAATTACACATATTCTTAAAGAATATTTTGAGGGCGAAAAAAGAAGGGGACACAGAAAATAATCTGTATCCCCTAAATTTTTACTTCTTATTTGCGTTAATAGTTTTGCTTGCTTTTGTGATGGAATCTATCATTGCTCCAATTGCATCCAAGTCCACCTCATAATTGAGAGTGCTTTGCACTGCCTTAATACTGTCTAATACATATTCCTTACGTTCTGCACCAGTTGAATAATTCTCCTCGGCCTCTGTCATCAGCTTTAACACAATTTGCATTATGGCTGTCCAATTCTTTTCTTTAACAACTTTCTGTGACATGTCCACAAGTTTGATAACAAGCGGTATACATGCAACAATTCCAGAAATTATTGGTAATATAATAGTTGTCCAAACTTCCATAATCTATTTCTCCTTTCAATCATTTTGTCTTGTTTATTCTTTTTCGCTATTCTTTTGATGATAATCAGGAAAGTTTTGTTTATTATAATAATCGTTTATAAATTTAAATTCGGCCGCCCCCTGACCATTCTGATGCAACACCTCTGAATATTTTTTATAAACAACACGTATATGTTCCATTTCTTCTGGATGAAGTCTAATGCGGCGTCTACATCTATTTCCACAATCAAACAATTCGGAACGAAGACGATCTGCCTCGTTTTCTAGCACATTGATTTTGACTTGTTCTAATTGTGTTGTTAAATTTTCATTAGTTTCTAACAATTTATCCATCTTGCCATCAAGTTTTTGTATCAATGCATCGTTGCTTCTTACACTATTGTCAACTCCATTCATCCAACTATTGCGTTGAGCAATTTTTTCCGGATTGTAATGTGAATTAAATTCTAACAATGCCTGTTTGCAATCTTGTATCATTCGTTTCGTTTCTTCTTTTTCTTGTTTCTTACGTTTGAAATATTTGCGCACTTTTAAGAACTCAGGAACAATCTTGCCTTTAAGTTCACAAAGTTCTCCAATAATCTGAAGAATCAGGAATAACCCAACCAAAGCAATAGTCATTGTGGTCGGTATTCCTAAAAACTCTATACATTTAATTATATCTCCCATTTGGCGTCTCACCTCCTTTTAAAGTAATAAATTTATTTATCTTTTTACTCCAATCGGAGTGATTCTATTATTTCCATCCACCAACAACCATTACATTGAAGTTGACTGTGTATACTGTTCCATGATTGTACCTATATGATAAAACAAAACTATTCTTAGTATGAGTAATGTCATTATTACTAGCGCAATCTCCAAATCTAGTGACAAGTAATCCACATTTCGCAGGAGTCAGTGTAACTATAAATGATGTGTTTACAAATGATACGGGCATAGTTACAGTCATACTATTAATCCCATCATTAACAGCTGTTGGATTATGACTAGCGGTACCATAAAGCTCCATTCGTCCATTGTTCCATTTTCTCCATGTCCATCCATTAGAAGCACCAACTTCAACTACAAAATCACCAAGCTTACCACCGTTAAAATTAATTGTTGTACTACCATTACCAACACTAACTGTATTACTCCCATCTTTATATACCATAACATTTCTGGTATTTCTTGCATCATAAAGACCGATTGCAGTGTCACTACTTGGACTACCGCCATAAATATATAAATTATGTGGATATGTTGAATTATCTGCGTTAGAAAATTTAATATGATTCTCGCCTGTGGCAGTTTTGTTACCACCCATATAAATATGTCCACTAAGGTGAATGTGGTTTTTTAAGGTAGCAAGACCACCGATGGTAGTAGTTCCAGTTATTGTTTGATTACCGTCAACTGTAGAGTTACCCCTTACTCGTTCGTTCCAACTAACATCAAGAAGATTGTCCGTTTCGGCCATTTTACCAATACCTATACCTTTGCCGTTAGATTTAATGTTCATTGGTCTTGAAGCTGCCTTTAATGTACCAGATTTAGTTGCCGTAGCGCTATAGGCGGTATCTTTAATAGTAGCCGTAATGGTATATGTTGTACCAACGGCAAACCCACTTCCGTAAACACCAGACCAAGAACCACTCGTATTTGTTGTGGCTTGTACTGTGGTTGCCGTACTATTACCACTGTTAGTCAGTACAACAGTTCTCGTATTAGCACCATTAAGTGTTGAATAAGACGAGTTTACCGTTACATAAGCGTATGTGCCATTTTCATCAATTGTTCCATTGGAAGTACAACGTTGCACCGATATAGATGAAATCGTAGGTGCAGCATATGGTTGAACTGTAATGGAAACATTTTTACTTGCAGTTCTACCACGCGTATCGGTAACAGTAACCGTATATGTTTTTGCTCCAGAATATTGTAACACAGAACTAGTTGCACTAGCCGTAGTGCCAGAAGCCGACATATTGGTTCCACTAAAAGCGTACGATTTTATACTCGCTCCAGTTCCAGCAGTTGCGGTCGCAGCCAATGTAACCTTACTTTTGTTTTGAACGTAATATCCACCTTTACCATCCACTACGGTTGCAGTTAATGCACTAACAGATGGTACAATCGATGTAGGCACATTTGCCGTTACAGATTTACTTGTACTTGCCACCAATGTGGTACCATTGTATGTTTCCAGAACTACGGTAAGAGTTCCACTGGTGCTACTAGGGAACCAACTATGCTCTATTACATCACTAAATGTTGTGGTACCTGCCGCTAAACTAATTGTGTTTCTAGTTGTTGAGCCTGTTTTTAAATATACCTTATGGTTAAACGCACTAGACGACGGTGTTACTGTACCAGACAATGTAGCGCCAGTATTAATAGTTGTAGGTACGGTTAGTGAAGAAGAACGAGGAATTGTTGGAAGCGTTATAGTTTGGTTTACAGTCATTGTTCCAACAGAACTTCCACGATAAGTTCCGTTCATAACAAAAGTACCTGAAATATTACAAGTTGCAGTACCATTGCTGTTATGTGTTACTGTTACTGTTTTTGTAGCCAGTGTAGTTGAAGTAGTAGTACTACCGCCATAACTAATTGACTTTGTATAATTTGTTTTACTACCACCCACAGATATATACGAACCGGATATTGCAGTTGCATATAATGCATAGTGGTTTGTTAATTTTAATGTAACTGTGACGGTCGATGTGTTAGCTGATGTATTTTGAGTATATGAATAGTCAGCCACTAAAGTCATACCGCCAACAGATGTTCCGTTAATTGTTGCCATTTCTTTTTACCTCTCTTTTAATTATTTGAAATTATTGAGAGGCTACCATTGCTCTCAATTACTAAACTAAATCCACCTAAATTAATAGTGGGTGCCTGTTGCATTGTGCTACCAGAATACTTACCAGTGACAGTTAATGGCGATATAATCTCGGCTTCTTTGATATGCATCTTGCTTCCAGATATATAAGCAATGGCTTCGTTACTTTGGTTAAATGATAGCCTATCGTTTGATAATGTTGTAGAAAATTGTGAAGCGTTACCGTTAGCATCTACTGCCTTAATATTAAGACCAGTATTAGAATCAAACGAAAAGAATTGATCATATTCATCCACGCTTTCTTTAATCTCTTTAAGCAACTTATCATATCTTGTAGCAGGTATCCAATCTTCTTTTGAATAAACTGTATTTGCGTGTTCAGCCTTTAATATTTCGCCATATGTGGCGTCTGCTGGCATATCACTTGTACTAATATCTGTGCCAACTACCCAAATATCACCAGCAGAATAAGATGCGGGCTTTGTGGTAAATGTGGTTACCAAATCGTTCTTATCTTCTATCGTTGCCAAGCCTACATATTCTATGCTATTGAATACCATAACGCATTTATAAACATTTCTAAATTCAATATCCGAATGCACAACGTCATATGATGGCTCAGTAGCGCCAGCAATTGCCGTATCAACACCGTTAGTTACCGTATACCATTGATATGTAGCATCTGCTGTAATTTTTGTATCACCGACATATGCGAATGTTTGCAATGTAATCCTCGGTGTGTTCTTAGACAATATATACCCATTTTCAGAATACACTTGAAACGTTACAGCTGCCTCACCTGGCGCACCAACATCACCCTTAGTGTTGTACCAAGTATATGAATTTATAGTTGTTGGCGCCGTACTACTTGTACCAGAATATACGCCCATATAATTACTAGGAGTAGTCAATAATGTTGTACTTTCTTCAGATTCTTTATATCTGATATGAACATAATAACTTGTTCCATTCGCACCATTAGCGCCAGTTGAACCCTTAATTAATGCCCAAGTGTATGATGTATTTGTAGTTGGAGCAGTACTGCTAGTAGTAGAGCAAGTTCCCATATATTGTGTGTTGCTTTGTGGTGTTGCCGTCATACTACTGCCATCCGCATTAGCAGAATAACGAATATGCACATAATAAGTTTGCCCATTAACGCCGTCAGAACCTTTAATTAAAGACCATTGATAGTCGCTTGCGGTTGTAGACTCCGTTGGGGTAGTTTTGTTGTAGGCTAACCCCATATAAGTTTTGCCAGATGGATCGTCTGACATATTGGCTCCTGTGCTTGAAGTAGCATATTTAATCCATGTGTAATAAGTTTGACCATCGGCACCCTTGCCGCCATTTACACCATCCGCACCTTTTATCAAAGACCAGGTATAATCACTGTATGTATTGCTTTCAGTTGCCGTCGTTTTATTATATGCGATGCCCATATACGCTTTGCCTGTTGGACTATCGCTAATACCAGATGTTGGTGTATCGGCATATTTAATCCATGTGTAGTAGGTTATACCATTAGAACCTGATTCGCCCTTAATCTTTGTCCATGCATATTTTGTAGGATCTGTGCTATCATTTGGCTCAAAGTCAGTATATTGACCCATATATAACTTATTAACAGAATCAGATACACTAAAACCAGTTGTTCCAGTGTCATTATTTGCGTATGCAATATGCAAATAACTTGTTAGCCCATTTTCACCATTGGTTCCTGGTACACCTTGATCTCCCTTTACACCTTGAGATCCCTTAAACTGCGTCCAAGTGTATTTATTTGGGTCTGTAGAATCGGTTGCATTAAAATCAACATAAGTACCTATATATGTATTCGGTACAGATGTCATTTGAGATGCAGCTGTTGGATTTGCCACAGACGAATATTTGATATGAAAATACGAGGTTTGACCATTTACACCATCAGCACCCTTGAATAACGACCATTGGTAATCTGACGCAGCATTGGATTCTGTTGCCGTTGATTTGTTGTATGCTAAACCAATGTATCGTTTACCATCCGGACTATCGGACATATTTGTACCATTTGCATCATCAGCATATTTAACCCATGTATAATACGTTTTACCGTTTGCACCATCTACACCGTTAACCCCTTTAATTAGAGCCCAAGTATAATCAGAATAATTTGTAGATTCTGTGGCAGTAGTCTTATTGTACGCAATACCCATATATGTTTTGCCATCTGGTGAATCTGACATGCCAGAAGTTGGCGTATCAGCGTATTTTATCCATGTATAATAAGTTGTTCCGTTTTCGCCCTTAATTTTAATCGGCGCACCCCAAGTGCCGCTCATCGAATTTTCTGCAACCTTTTGACTCATCCAAACTGCACTCGTAGTTGCGTTGGTGTGCCATCCACCAGTTGTTCCGTTAACAGTAGGCGCACTCGGTTCTGTTACGCTATCATTGTATGTGATAAACACAGATAAACCGTTTGACCCTGGTGTGCCGTCGGAGCCATCAGTGCCATCGAGAACCATTAATTCCCAGTTTGTGCCATTATATATTTGTACGGTATGATCAATAGTATTTCTATAAACCCAATTTAGTTTGGGCGAACTTGGAGGTGCGGGCAAATCACCTTTCCAAGTAATAGAAACGCCATCTTTGCCGTCTTGTCCATCCACACCATCAACATAGTCTATGCCTTTAATTGGTGTGTAACCTGCTGGGCCTTGAATGTTACCCACGCTTTGCCAGTCGCTATTATCTACACACCACACATATAACTCGCCTTTTATCAAATACGTGTCACCTTTTTCGCCAGTAGGATGCGCGGCCTTTAATTCGGCCAATGTATTATAACTACCTAAAATCGCACCAACCGTTCCGTTAACGCCATTTTCTACTCTTGTAAAGTCCATCTGTGAACGAGCAGTCAATCCGTCATATGACACTTCGCACGAATACGTTTGTATCTTTGTTGTGGGCGATAAAACATTGCTTTTGACAATGTATTTTGCACCACTTGATGTGCCGCCAACGCCATTCCAAGTAAAACTTGTTATTTTATCCGTGATATCATTTGCATCTAAATAAACCCTTGCTGCCAATGTTAAATTTGTCTTACTCCAGTCGGGAGTGTATAAGCCACTGTTATTATCGAAAATTTGAACAGTGGGTAAGCTGGATGAAATATGTACTTCCAGCTTTCTTTTATCAGACATATCTACAAAAGTTACGCCATTGGATTTTATTGTTCTATTTGTCATTACTCTCCCTCCTTTTAATAATCAAAATTAATTTCGCAATTAAAGGTTGCGTTACCCTCTAAATCCTGATTTTTTACTATAAGTTTATTACTGGTCTGGTTTTCATGAGCCGCATTCCAAGCAGTGTCGTCTACATTGGAAACACGCTTCCATGAAAATTTTGCACCGCTGTTTATTATTTCCTCTGTAATTTCTGTATCGCCAGAATAAACCTTGGCTATTAGCTCGCAAGAACTGGTTGAAGTTGTAAATACGGTTGATGTGTTATACACAATATCGACGTAAAATCCACCATTTGCAATGTCGGCAATTGTACTGCTATCAGCTACTTTTGTTCCATTATGTATCATGCTCATTTCTCCATTGGAATTAACAATAAATTGCGTACCATTTGGATCTCCTATGGCAATTGCACCACCAACAATATTTGCACCCGAAACATAACCACCAATCAGACTGTCAGCCAATACACCCGCACGTTCTTCTCCATTAATAGTAAATTTACCAAAACAAGAAGCTGATGTTTGCCAACCATCGGGGCTGTACACTAGTTTGTTATTTGAAATAATCATTTGTTCGTCTTCATATTGGTCTGTTGTTCCCTCTATTAACTTACGACATTTAATACCGCTTTGTCCCATCTCTATAGCTTGACCACTTGTTTTACCAATTTCTAAAGTAACATTGGATAAACCATTATTGATATCATCCTCTATCTTGTTTGTTTTTGCTGCTGCCTTGCTCCATGTTCCTCCAGAAGTAGCAACTGCTTTACCAGCTTTAATGGCCATTTTTAATAAATCTGCTGTCCGATCCACTTCTGATTTCACTTTTACCAAGTTGCCAAAATTACAACCAAAGTCACTTAAATCAGAAAAATTCAAATGGATTTCAAGCAGTCTAGCTCTCTTAACTAAACCATCACCAAGTCCAATTCGAATAAACTTACCAAGCTCAAATTGGCCTCGTTCTACCAAGGGCGCAAACTCTGGTAATGCCAAAATGTTTGCCATAGTCATAGAAAATTCAAGACTAGGTTGTGAAATTTTCTTTAGCTCTTTAGAAGCGTCTTCGAGCAATTCTTTATAAACAGAAAGACGCTCTTCCTCAGACTCGTAACCAGTTATTAGAATATTATCATTGCTATACTCTCCCTCACGGATAAATGGCGAGAATCTTTGCCATTGTTCAGGCGTAAAGAACTTATCCATACTTGTTGCCGCGGTATATCTATCCATTGCATTACGGTGAACGGCTTGCGAGTTTTCATATGCAACATATGGTGTTTTGTCTTTTATATATACGGCATATACATGTTTGCCACCATCAAAAGAAGTGGTAAAAGTATACAATGGAATTGAAGCGTCGAAACTTCTACGCGTAATTATGTAACTATCCCCAAAATGCTTTTTGGCCGCACGATAGAACTGTTCGTCGGTAACTTGTCCATTGGCAGCAAGACTAAGATTTTTTGGGTCAATTTTCAGGTTAGGAACGGCGTGACCATTCAATGAATAATTTGTCTCACGACGCTTTTCAGCCAGTACGGTTTGCACGGCTTTGAGCTTGTTGAAATTATCAAGATAACGTTCATAATCTTCGTAACCGCCTTTATCTTCTGGTGACAACGTTCCGTCTATTTTTTGCCAATATCCCTGACTTTCGCTCTCATTCCAAACATATGAATATAATTGCGCCGGCGTTGAATTAGAATCTAGCCAACGAGTGCCATTGGGGAATTCGCCCAAAGGTTGATCGTCGGATACAACGCATTGATATTTATCTTTTGAGAACAATGCTTCGGTTTGTGCCTGGAATATAGTTGTATAAACCTTATGCTTTTCTTCTAACAACTTGACACCATAAGAACGCAAATATTCCGTAGGTACATACACGCCATTGCCAATGTTTTGTATTTCTTGTTTCGCTAAACAAAGATATGAGCCCATAACACCAATATAAGATATTTGATAACCTTTAAGTTGGTTCATCGTATATGCTGTATCATTGTTATCGGTTGTTAAATATCCACGCAACCAACCATCAAGAGAACGTTTTACTTCTGCGCCATTAATACCAGTCTCGGCGTGATAAATTGTATAAGATACAATATAATCACTTACATAAAGTGTTGTATGTTGCTTTAATAAGTTATTAAATTGCGTTTCTGTTATTTTATTTCTTTCATCAGTTGAATTATCTATTCTTCTACCCAACTCATAATACTTCCATTTGTTATTAAGTTGTAATTCTCTTCTGTATATAATGGCTTCGTTTGGCACGCTAGACC